GAAAGCTGGGGCTGATTTGTATGGTATTTGCATCTTCCACAGATACAATACTTGCCGAAAAATCAGGAACACTCGTAATTACACCATCATTTACTAACTTCGAAAGTTCTGGAGTGTTTGCGAGATCACGAAGCGTTATGACACCGCCCACATGATCTGGTGTAAAATTTGATTGTGTATCAGTTAATCTTGCTATATTATTGGAATAATAAGAATATACTTCCTGTTTTGATGTATATTTTGTAGAATCTGTTATATCTGGGTCGTAGGTATTTATATCACCAACTGTACCGATATCAGGTGCAAATTTCGAATCGGAACCCTTTGTATAATTTTGATATGTCGTTGTAGTTGATACATCCCAAGAACCAGAAATATTTAGTTTTCGAGTCTGCGGATCTGATGAAAACTCATAATAACTTAATATTCGCTCCTCAGCAGTTACTTTTGGAACCGCTTTAAATACCAAATCTTGTGTATTTTCTTTATTTGGAACTACTAATATTTTCTTAGACCATAATAAATTTGGATTATCCAAATAATCTGGTGATCCTGGGTTCGTTGAATATGGATATGACTGCCCGGTTGTTGGATTAATTTTTGCACGACCGGCTACATAAATCATGCATTCACCGGGTGGTGTATCATCATAAATATAAACACTGATTAACCTGGATTTATCTGCAGATAAGAAATCATATATTTCGTGAAAAATGACTTTACCTGTTGAATCGATGATATCTATATAAATCATCGAATCTTTAACAAGCGTATCTAAATTCCCTTGTATATTAAATCCATTTCTACCAACGTAAAATTTATCAGGTATATTAAATAACCTAAAATAATTTGAAGAATTGGAACTGGTATCTATTATCGGAACTGTTATATTAGACAGCCCGGTTGCTGATCTGATATTTTTTATCATTAAATGAACCCCTCATTTAATTATAATTATTAATCAATATTTGAAATTTTCGAATAATTATCGACTTTATCGATATTCAACACTGAATCAACAGAATCTTTAAGACTATCAATATGAGTAACTATTAATAGAAAATCGAATTGTGTGATTATATAATCAAATAATAACGGCATACTTGCAATTGTCGAAGAGTCTGCTGTTCCGAATCCTTCATCAATTGCCAAAAAATTCGGCCTAGGTAAACTTGAAACATTAATTAAAGCAGATCGTGTTGCTACTGAAATCATAAATCTTTCCATACCACTTGCTAATTCAACTGGCCAACTCAATTCGTCATTATAATGAATATAACAATTTATATTTTTTTCATCTGATTCTAAAGTAATATAAAATTCAACAATTTGGGACAATGTATTATTTACTTCATCTTCAATAACTGGTAATATTTTCTGTAGAAGCATATACGGTACTCCGTATTTCGAAACGGCAGCTAAATACGCTTCATATACTGATATGTGCTCGTATAAATGCGCCAGGCGAGTTTTTTTATTATTTAGAATTTCCTCGATATTCAATAACGCAGTTAATTTGCTATTATATGTCATCATATTATTTTGCAATAACTTATACTGCTGCTTCTCAGAATCAAGCGTATTTTGGACTTGTGATATTTTACTTTCAATACGCTCATTTTTTATTTGTTGCTCTTTTTGTTTTTTGTACTGTATTTTTTGTTGCTCTAATTGGTATATTTTATCTGTTAAATTTATAATCTTATATTTTTCTATTTCGATCTCATTAGCTAATGTTTCTCTTAATTTCGATTTTTCTGAAATATTAGAATGAATGTCTTCAATATCGGTTTCCAATTTTTCTACGTGTGGTAATAGGTTGCTAACCTCTGTTTCTAGTTTGCTTATTGACTTCTGTAAAAGAATTGATTGCTTATCAAGTTCTGGATGCTTTTTTTTCGCTTCTAACGCAGATTTAACAAAGTTGCTATTTACACAAAAATTGCATTCAGGGTCATATTCATGATTTTTTAAATGTTCGATAACTTCATTTAAATGCTGCAATTCAGTGGTTATTTTTATATATTCATTTTTCTTTAATTGCACTTCTTTTGTTAATGCTACAATATGATCTCGGTCTTTTTTTATCTTGTCTATATTGTATTCAGACAAATTGTTGTGCAACTCTTCCAAGCTAATTAATAACTCGTCCAATTCGGATTGTTTGTTATTAATGGATTGCATTCCTATATTTTTCTCATCTACCAACTGCGCAATATCATTCGACACTTGAACAATATCAATCGGGCTCTCGATAAATTTCAAAGAATTTTTTAATTTATTAATATTGTTTGTTAGCTCTTCAACAAGATGATCCGATTCAACAAACGAGCTCGAGCATTCAGTATACTCGCGAGAGGCGATTTCTATATCAGTTGATAAATTGAGATATTGATCATCATTAATTTCTTGTTCTAGAGACTTTATTTCAAAACGATACCCTTTTATTTCATCTCTTGCAATTAGATACAACTCATCAAAAACAGAAATATCCAAAAATGAATTTAATAATTCCTTTCGTTCTTTTTGTGTTTTGAATATAAAATTTTTGTTATCATTTTGTGTAGATAATGCAGTTAATAAGAAATCATCATATGTTCCAATATACCCCCGAATTATTTTATTTGTACTGTCTCTATCTTTTCCGTTCAACAAAATAGGTCCATCATCTGATTCCTGCATAAATGTTACATCAACACGAACTTTTCCTGTTCTTTTGTGCTTTTTTGCAACTCTTTCAACTGAATATATGGTGTTATTTAACTCAAATACTAATTTACATCGAAATGAACTTTTCCTCGTATTTAGAACATCTATAGATCTGTATGTTCTTGAACATTTATCAAACAGACAATATGTGATTGCATCAAGCAATGTAGATTTACCAGATGCGTTTGGTGCAAATAATCCCTTAACCCCTTTAAAGTTCGCAAAATCTATTTTATTGTTCGAACCATACGAAAACATATTATCGAATTCAAAAGTCAGCGGCTTCCAAACAACATTTCGGACAATTACTTCATTTTTTTGCAATTTGGAATTCATAACACGATTTGCATGACGAACTGAGTCTGGGTCTGCTGCTGTTTCGTGCTTGCCTGATTCCAAATACATTGTTATTAGCTTGTTTTGATATTCTACATCACGAACATCCCCCAATATTGTATTTTTTTCATTGGAGTTGTATTCATAATCATTAATCTTTAACAATGTTGTTTCAAGAAACTTGTGTTTTTTCTTAAGGTTTTTAAATATTGCTTGGACTTCTTTATAAGATGTATTACTGTATTTGATACGCAATCTTATATTCTTCGGCCATGTATTAATGTAAGCATCGTCATTTATTATAGAACCGTCCGAAATTTCTAACGTTGCATATCCTATATTATTTTCTATTTGAACAAATTCACATGACTTTGTTTGAACATCCCATACCATAAATCCATGAACTAAGCCTTCGCCATGATTCTGTTGGATTAATGATCCTGCATAAGCGACCGTTTTTTCACTATCTAAAAACTGTGTTCTATGTATATCACCCAATAAACCTAAATCGAATCCCTTAAATATAGACGGTGTGATTAACTCATTAGTTATTTCATAATCCAAATCAGTAAGTGCGCTGGATACTGCACCGTGATGTAATGCAATTTTATAAGCGCCATCGATATCATCTGCTAATATCCACTGGTTAGGATCTCCAAATACTGAAAATACAGAAAACATTATGCCGCCATATTCATAAACACCCGTATCTTTCCAATACATTAAATTTGGATTATTAATTGCATCAACAATCGGTGTTAACGCATCTAGCCTGGCATCATTGTTTAAATTTGCATCGTGATTACCTGCTATTAATACGGTAGGTGCTATGTTTGCACACGAGTTTAAAAAATCAGATACCATTTTTACTAATTCCGGAGACATATCATTTTTTGAATGAACAATGTCCCCAGCTAAATATATTAGTGATTTTTTTGTTGCGTGTTTCTTTAAATACCGATACATTTTTTTAAATACTGCCCGGTATTCTGTGTGCCTTTTGAAATTTCGAATATGAATATCGGCTATATGAAATATTTTATCAACACTCACTCCACTCATACAAATAATGATTTTTTTATTGTGTAGTCAAATAACTCATCTTCTGTCAACTCTTCTGTGGAATTAATTAGATTCCACATTTTTTCGTATCCTAATGAATTTGGATCAGTTCCATTTTCCAATTTTACAAAATGTACAGATATACCCAAATTCATCAAATACCTTGCAATATCTATAGATTTAGATAACGCATCATAATCCAATGCCAAATATAATTTTTTAACACCATTTTCAATAATACTACCTTTTAGTGCTTTAGATAATACTGTACCATATAATGGACTTGCATTTCTTTTTATTGTGATTGCATCTAATGCAGATTCAACTAATATCACCGGCAATTCCCAATTTAATTGTAATTCAAAACCAACAATATTTCGACTTAATGGCGGATTTATAAATTTTGCTGAATTAGAACGCATAAAACTTCTGGTGGTGTAATATGTTAGTTGTCCATCTTTATTGTAATTTGGAAACACAATCATATTTTTATATCGGCCGCTTGTACAATATCCTATTCGATACTTTAATATATCATACAATGTCACCCCCCGAGATTGTAAATATTCCATGCAAGTATTCCAAAAGAAATTTTTTCTATTCGGTTTCCATAATGGAATAAATGAATCTGGTAATTTACAGATTTTAGGAACGTCCTCGGTATATTCTACGGATTTCCTGCGTTTTTTGGGTAATATCGATTGTAACCTATCTAATTGGGCTTTACTGGCACCAGCTCGCTTTAATAATGTATATAGGCTACGACCTTTAGCACCACAAACCCAACATTGCCAAGCATATGTTTCAGTTTGAACCTCAAGTTTTCGTTTAGCATGATTGCAAAATGGGCAATGAAATGCAACGTTGCCTTTTGACTTTCTGCTATATGTTCCTATTACGGACTCAAGAAGATTAAGTATATCTGAAACCATCCTTATAATATACGAATTATTTTTTAGAAATCCAAATTTTCTTGTATATTTTCAAATAATAATGTTGGATCTTTTATTGATGCAAATTTACCACTACCAATAGTATCATTATAAAATGCTGGATTAATTGATACGTCATGAAGAAACTGCATTTTCATTTCCAAATAATTAACCTGACCTTTTGTTTCTCCAAATATCAATATTTTAAACTCAAAGTTCGTTTTACCCAATCTTTCAATGTCAGCTAATAAAGTTTTTGATGAGCCCATATATTCGCGCCAATTAGATTCTTTTGTGACTCGTGTTCGCCTTTTTTTACCTTCTCTTTTTTGTTTAGCTGTAAGTGATTTTCTGCGTGTGGAATAAAAATATTTTCTGCCAATATATTTTTGACCGGTTAACATATTTACTATCATATACACAAAACCAAATGAATTTTCTGGTACTTCTGATATTTTTTTATTTCTGTAAAACCAATGACTATCTGTCATATTCTTGTATTTTAATTTTTAAATCTGTAGTACCTCGTATTACTCTATGTATTTTACCGCTAGGAATATGTAATACATCTCCTGCATTTATTTCAACAGGCAACTCATTATCAAATTGAAACTGCCAATTATTTCCGGAAATAATCTCGACTATTCTGTTTCTTTTGTCCTGGTGCCATATCAATTCCATTTCGTCTATATTAGCAGAAATTTTCCTAATAATATATCCGTCATTTGATTTTTCCGTGTACGGTTTGTTCACTTTACATTATATAGTTTTACCAATACGTATTCATGTTACTACCCAATCCTAATGATTTAGCGTATCTCGGCAGACGGCATGACCAGTAACCTGGTTTTGTTTTGTCTTTTTTATCTTTACAATTATGCCGATCCGCGAATGCCTTTCTGCGTGTTGGATCTTTAAATTTTACTGAAAGTTTACCTCCGCCACCTGCTGCACCGAATGATACTTTTTTCACATTGCCTGATTTTGGATCTTTTACATATACATAAAACTTTTTACTACCTCCACGTTTAGGTTTATTTAACTCAACATCCCTGCCCTGATATTCTGCTTCATCTAATAGTTCTGTTTCTATCATTGGAAGATCTAATGGCACTTTTTCACCACCATATATCCCAAATTCCCCAATTTCTGAATTTAGAAAATCCTTTTCTGATTCTGTTAGTGGTATATATTTTCCAGATTTGTATAATTTTTTTGCCTCTGATATGATATCGAAATACGCGGTTGATGCAAATCTAAATACATTTTCCATCATGGGTATTTTTCGATTAATGTGATATTTTAGAGATTCTGATACTAATATATCTTTCAACTTCTTCATGTATTTCCTCTTTCTATTATCCGATCGTGAGATCTTTTTTTAATAATATATATTAAACATCCCAGCGGCACATAATATTTAAATCAACATCATCGCGCATCTGTAGAGGTTGGGATAATTTAGCTACAGCTACAAGTTCATTCGAGTCATTATATAAACCTATACTTGTCGCGTATGGACTCAAAGAGCCAGTAAAATCGTCAAGTACAATATTTGATTTTGGTGATTTTAATGCAGTTGGGTTTCTTGTAACATTGAATGCCCCTTTTCGAATTCTACAAAGCGCTTCATATTGATATATCGTATGTGTCCCTTGATAAGAAAGTGAAAAACTACCAGATAGTAAATTTTTATATCTTGGATTTATCGGAGATATTACAATATTACCAGATCGATAAAATACATTTCCGACAACAGATGTATTATGTAAATAATTAGCATCATTAGATAATTTTTCGTAAAATGCAGAGTCCAAGCTGCTGCCAGAATAAAACGCACGATCACAAAATCGTATTTCATCAAGAGATCCACTAAAGGCCTCAGATAATGCCATATTTCTAGCGCCAAACATTAAGCCATGATTATTTAGCGGATTGTCTGTAGCATCAATTACAGATCCGGAGTCTCCTGTTAGTGTGCCGTTTACATACATCGATATTTTCTTACCCTCTGAACTGCTGTATCTTGTTATTGCCACATGATTCCACTGATCAGGTGGGCATTGTAAACTTATTTGTGATTGTCTTGTACC